TTAAACATTTTCTCTTTCATCAATTAAGCCTTTTCTATAAGCTACAAGTAATTTTTCTAAATCTTTAATTTGTGTTTTTAATTCTTTTCCTATATCTGTATCCTCTACTCTTTGTCTTGTAGCAACATGTTCTAATATAACTGTTGAGGAAAGAATATCTTGTTCTTCTTCTATGGCTTTTTTTGTTGATTCAAAAGGCTCATGAGATGATAGTAAAAAACCATATGAATTATAAATTAAGGTATATCCTGCAATTCCAGTTTCAGGTTGATAAGCTCTACAGAATCCGCCATCTATAACTAGTAGCTTACCATTAGCTTTTATAGGGCTTTCGCCATCTTTTGTTTTCACTGGTATATGTCCATTTATTATGTGAGAGGTTTGAGAATCTAAATTAAATTCTTCAAATATCCTATTAGAAAGTTCTTCTTCATCTCTTAATTTATAATAAGCATTTCTATTTTCTTTATGAGTTTCTTTTTCATCAATGAAGTATCTTTCAAATGTAGTTATTCTTTCTTTTCCGAATAAAGGAGAATAAGGTCCACACCATAGATACCACATCATATCCATAGCATAATTTTTTATAGTTAAGTCATTTTTATAGAAGTAAGCTTCTCTTGCATAGCGTTCAAAAATATCTAAAAGTGATTTCCCTTTATAGCTAGTTCCTTCTATTTGCAGTGCTTTGAAGGAGCCATCCTCAGTTAATGGTATACAGCCATGGAAAAGTAAATTTGAATTATAAACTAAATACAAGCTTCCTTTGCTGTACATAAATCTAATATGCTTTTGAAGTTTTTCACTATTTATAAATGAGTTTGTAATTTTACTAATAATAGCATCTTCTTCTTTGGTTAATTTAAATGGATTTTTTGGATCTATTGTAGGAAAATTAGTATCATTTAATTTATATTCTTTGCCATTAACTATTACAGTGTTCTTTTCGAAATTTATTTTATCTAAAAGAAGCATATAATCCATTTTGAATTCAGGATGTCTTAATATTTTTTGTCCTTCTAATTTAAATTGTATAATTGATATAGCCTTATGCATTTTTGCAAATAAAGACATATCTGAATCACTTAACTTTTTATCTAAAGTTCTAGGTATAAAACCACTACAAGGATCATTAGCGTATGTACCCATAGCAAAGCTAGCTAAAGGTAAAAGGTTTATACCATATCCATCTTCAACAGTAGCTAAGTTTGCATATCTTAAACATATTCTTAGTACATTAGCTACACAAGTCTTTGAACCAGAAGCTGCTCCCATCCATAGGATATCATGGTTACCCCACTGAATATCAATAGAATGGTGATCCATAAGGGCATCCATAATTATTTCAGCACCAGGACCTCTATCATAAATATCACCAATAATGTGAAGTCTATCAACTACAAGTCTTTGAATTACTTTTGATAAAGCAATTATAAAGGAATTAGCACATTCGATATCTATTATAGTATTAATAATTCCAGTATAATATTCTTGTTTATTAATTCTATCTGCTTGTTCATTTAGTAATTCTTCAATAATATATGCAAAATCTTTAGGCAACGCCTTTCTAACTTTAGAGCGTGTATATTTTGAAGATACAGATTTGCATACTTGAATTAATCTATACAAAGTAACTTTATACCATTCTTCTAAATCTTGTTCTTCTTCTTTTAGTATTTCTAATTTTTCTTCTGGATAGTAAATTAAAGTAGCTAGGCTAGCCTTATCTTTTTCCATAAGGGATGTACCAAATATATCATCTAATTTTCTTTTTATTACGCCAGAAGCATTTTTAAGCATATGAGTAAAGGATTCATATTCTCCATGAATATCGCTTATAAAGTGTTCTGTCCCCTTTGGTAAATTTAAAATAGCCTGTAAATTTATAATTTCTGCACTAGCAGAAGAAATGGTAGGATATTTAGTGCTTAATAATTTCAAATATCTTAAATCTTCTTTTATTATATTTATATTGGTTTCATCATACAAAGTCATAGGTAATTATCCCTTTCCCTTCTATAAATACTTAAAACATAATATATTATATAATAATATTGAAGTAAATTCCATATAGATTATTGAAATAATTTATTATTAGGAGGAAATTATCATATTAGGATATGCTATTTCGTTAATTAGAGTAACATATTTATGAAGCTAATGGTGTCAAATTACAATACATGGTATCATAATTTATAGAAGTTACTAAAAGAAAATAGAATATAACCTCATTTAAATGTAGTAAAATGGGGGAATAGGAAGATCGAAATGTTTTATATTAGGTGTTAAAAATAATTTTAAATCCTATCTGGTTAAATAAAATTATAACTAGATAGGATTTATATTTTTACAAATAACTATTTATTGGTATCTTTATTTGATTTAATATCTTCAGATTTGTTAGAAGAACTTTTATTTGCATTTAATGAATTATTTATGTATACAATAGAACCATTTATCTTTATGGAGAATATGCCATTTAGATCCATATAATACATCTCCTTCAATTATACTCGAACATATGTTCTGTAACTAATTTAATTATAACATAATTATAAAAAATGTTAAAATATTTTTTATATAATTACATTCCATATGAAATTTAAAAGTATAAAGATTTAAAAATAAAAAAATGGCACTATGCTATTTTAGTATAGTACCATTTTTAGTTATTCATTATATGTATCAGGATTAAATTTAAAACCAGCCTTTTCAAGTTTTTCAAGAGCTTCTAATTTTTCTAATATTTCTTTATAAGTTAATCCATTAGGAAAAACTGTTCTATCTAATTCTAATTCAATTTCATTTCCATTTATAGTGGCTTTTTGTATTATTCCTTGTGGTTGATCAGTTCTGCAAAGAAGATAATCTGTAGAAACATTAAAAAAGTCTGCTAATTTTTTTAATGTTAATACATCTGGTATTCTATTACCATTTTCCCAGTTAGATATGGTTTGCTTTGAGACATTCATTATCTTTGCTAATTCAGGTTGACTTAATCCCTTATTTAATCTTTCTTCTTTTAGCTTATCTTTTAATTCATCCATAATATCACCACCTATTTAGTATATATTATAAACTAAATGTTTACTTTTTAAAATTGGTGTCAACTTAACGAATATTATTTTTAAATAAAACACTTAAAAATGTTGACTGTCAACTAAAAGTTGACTATAATAAAAAATATGAGGACAACGGGAAGTTTACTTGATTGAATTATATAAATGGAGATAAAGATAAATTATTGAAAGTATATGAAAATTTCATTTAGGAGGGAGTTTTTTAACAATTTAGTCAACTTAAAGTTTACTATAGTTTTGAAACTTACTTATATTTTTAAGTTTATATGGAGGGATGAAATTGAAATCTAAATTACAATTACAAAGGATTTTTAATGAAATAATCAATATTACAGGTAAGGGGGAATAATTTATGGATAAGGAAATTTTAAAAAGAACTGAAAAAATATTATGCAGATATTATTATCATATAAAAACTATAGAAAAATTTAAAAATCAAGTAGTGATTCTATGGAAACAAAAAGAAGATATAGAAGAAGATATTCAAAATACTAATATTACTTTAGAAGGTGGAATTAAAAGTATAAGTTATGGAGAAAAGGTACAAAATTCATTTGATAGTACAAGCTATGCAGAAAAAGAAGCAATAAGAGCTATAGAAAAATTAGAAAAGGAATTAGTATATAAAAAGCAAAAGATATTAAAGTTACATACTAGAATAAGAGAAATAGAAGTGATTATAGGAGATATTGACTACAATATAAATTTATTAGAAGAAGATGATAGAAAACTTTTAAGATATAAATATGGGGATAATAAATCTGTAGAAGAGATATCTATTATTTTTAATATGTCTAGAGCTACAGCTTATAGGAAGAAAGATAATTTAGTAAGCCATATGGCTAGGTTAATTGGCATATTAAAATAGATAAGACAAAAGTGAGACTAAGATAAGACAAAAAGCCATAAAATCTGTGTTATTATAGTATTGTAAAAGATTATAAAAAAACAAAAGCACTTAGCAAAAAGCAGGTGCTTTTATTTTTACATTAAATTTCTAGTAATACTGTTTATTATAATGCTAGAGATTTATTTTATAGGGAGGTGGTTAAATTGAATGTTTATAAGAAAGTTTAACTTAGATTAAAAAGAGGAGTTAAATTTTATGTACGATTTTTTTCAAACAGAAGATCTAAAGTTATGGGAAGAAGATTTAAAAACACATTTAAGAAAAATAAGTTTTGAAGAAAAAATATTAGAATTAAGAAAACTAAATGATATAGTAGAAGAAAATATTAAAAAATTTGCGTTATATTATGGAAAAGACGTCAATATAGTTAGCAAAGTTTTAGATAGTAACTCAATTGAAATATTAGTTGACATGGATAATGGTAAAAAAATTAATAATGGCTATATTATTTATGATGATTCTACTAAGGAGTATAAATTTATACTTGGACAACATTTCATTGAAAAGGGATTGCAAGCTTCAGAACCCATGATTTTAGAAGAATTAGACAATTGGATGGCAAGTTTGTTAAATGAACTTGGATAGTAGGTGAATGTATGAAGGAACTGCTTACAACAATATCAAAAAAAATATATGATGAATTTCAATATCCAGCATGTATTGAAGATTTAAATGAAGGTATAATAAGACCTTCTTTTTTTATTTACATTATAAGTAATACACAGGAAGATAGAAATAGATGGACATATGAAGATAGAACTCTAATTCAAATAGTTTATTTTTCTAGTTTAGATAGCAATAATAACCCTAAAAAACTAGAACAAATAAATGTTATAGAAAAACTGAAAAAACTCTTTTCAACTTTATTTATAAAAGTAGGAGATGAAATAATCAATATCTTAGGTATGGATGTAGATTATACAAAAGATAAAGATATATTTTTACAACTTAGCTTAAGTAAAATTGGATTTAGAGAAGATGAGTGGAATAGAATCTATAAAAATGTAGATAAAATGAAAGAAATAAATATAAGGGAGAGTGAAGTTTAATGGGATTACCCAATATAAATATAATTTTTAAATCAAAGGCTAATAGTGCTATTCAACGCGGAGAAAGAGGAGTAGTTGCCTTAATAATTAAAGATAATGCTAAATTAAATAAAAAGGATATCACTATTACAGATATCAAAGATATTCCAGTAGAGCTATCTGCTGAAAATAAGGAGCAAATAGAATTAGCCTTCTTAGGAGGAGTTAAAGCTCCAAAGAAAGTTATAGTATATGTTTTGCCTGTTGAGTCAGCAGATTACAAAGAAGCTCAAGATTACTTAGAAACTGTAAAATGGGACTATTTAGCATTACCAAATGTATCTGAAGAAGACTCTATTAAAATAGTTGCTTGGATTAAAGGACTTAGAGATAACAAAGATATAAAAGTGAAAGCAGTTTTACCTCATACTAATGCAGATAATGAGGGAATAATTAATTTTGATACAGATGAAATAAAGGTTAGAAATAATATATATACTGCTGCACAGTATTGTTCAAGAATAGCAGGGTTACTGGCTGGTATGCCTTTAACCATGAGTGCTACTTATTTTGCATTACCTGAGGTTGAAGATGTGCCTCATTTAACTAAGGAGGAATTTGATAAAGCTATCGATTCAGGAAAATTCATATTAATAAATGATGGAGAAAAAGTAAAAGTAGGAAGAGCTGTGAATAGTTTGACTACTACAACTAGAGATAAGGGAGAAGACTTTAAAAAGATATTAATAGTTGATAAGAATGACATGTGGCATGATGATATAAAGCGAACTGTAGAAGATAATTACTTAGGAAAATATGCTAATACTTATGATAATAAAATTTTGCTTATAACTGCTATACAAGCTTATAATGATCAGTTGGCTTTAGAAAGATTATTAGATAACTCATCTACAGACTATAATAAGGTTTTCGTAGATGTATATGCTCAAAAGTTTTATTTGAAATCTATAGGAATAGATGTAGATGAGATGAAGCAGCAAGAAATAAAAGAAGCTAATACAAAAGATAAAGTATTCATAGCAACAAATTTGAAATGGACAGATGCTATGGAAGATTTTAATATAAATGTTTCTATTTAAGGAGGTAATATAATATGGCTTATGATGCTCAAAAAACAATATCAGGAACTCACGGTGAATGTTGGATAGATGGTGAATATATCGGAGAGGTTATAGGATTAGAAGCAAAGGTAACCTTAACAAAAGAAGAAGTAAAAATGTGCAAATCTATGGGAAAAAAATATAAAGTTACAGGATTCGAAGGAAAAGGAACACTAAAAATGCAAAAGGTTAATTCAAGAATGATAAAAAAATTAGCCGATTCAATAAAGGAAGGCAGAATGGTAGTTTGTACAATAATGTCAAAATTATCAGACCCAGATAGTTTAGGTGCAGAAAGAATAGTAATAAAGGATGCTATTTTTGATGAAATTAAATTGGCAGGTTGGGAAGCTAAGAAAATAATAGAAGATAGTATGCCATTTACTTTTTCAGATTATGAAATATATGATTGGATAGAACCAGAAATGTAACCTGGTTCTATTTTTATCCTATGGATAACTTAGTTTAAAAGAAATTATTTAGAGGCGTATCTGTCCTTATGTAAAGCATTAGGGCAGGTAGCCATCACATAAATATGAGGAGGAACTAATATGAATAAAAATGTTGTAGATTTATTATTAAAATCAGATATAAGTAAAATAAAAAGGCCAACAAGAAAGGTTAAAATTAAAAGTTTAAGTGATGCTTTTGGAGAAGAAATAATATTTACATTGCAGGCAGTTCCAATGTCTGTATATAACTCTATTCAAGAAAGTTGTATATCTTTAGAGGATGATGAAATAAATAATATAGATACAAATAAGATACAGTTATTAACAGTGCTAGAAGGAATAAAAGAACCAAATTTAAAATCAAAGGAGCTTATGGAACATTTTAAAGCACATACTCCTAATGAACTATTAGAAATTATGTTTAATGATAAGCCGGGAGAAATCTCAGCGCTTTATAAAGAGATAAATGATTTAAGTGGTTTTGGTAAAGGTGTAGTTGAAGCAGTAAAAAACTTATAGAATCTGATGGGGAAGTTAAAATAATGTATTACCTTTGGAAAACAAAGAGAATAATCAAACCATCAGATTATTGGAATATGGATATTGGCGATAAGCTTATACTAAAATCTTTTGTCATACAAGAACAAGATGAAAGATATAAAGACATTAATGATTTAAAAGATAAAGAAGTGGCAATATTCCCAGTAACTATAATATAAAAATAATTATATCACTTAATAAAGTGAGGTGAGATTTTGAACAGAGAACTAAATGTAAAATTAAAATTAGATAATAGCTCATATTTGGAAGCAATGAAGCAAATTATTGATATAACATCTATATTCAGAGATGAAATAGATAGAGTGAAAGACAAGTTAAATGAACTTTCATCAATTAAAATAGAAACAAAAATAAATCATAATATGGATGCAACTATTGATAAGATACAAGAAGTTATAAAAAAAATTAAAGAATTAAAAGAAAATAGTGAAGTTACCATTGACATAAAAAATAAAGTAAGTGAATTAAAAGAAGAAAAAGAAGATGAAGATAAATATAAAGACATAGTAGAGAATACTAAGACTGTATATGATAATACCATTGGATCAGCCAAAAATGATGAGGGAAATAGAGAAATGCTGACTTATTCCTTAGGTAGTAAAAATCAAAGTAAAAAAGCTATAAAATGGATTAGTAATCAGAATTCATCTGTTTCAGAAGAAGAATTAATGAAAGGTATTATACAAGCTAAAAACGCAGGATTAGATTATAAAAAAGTTGTAGCAGCAGCAGCGGATACTTCTGCAGCCACAGGTAAAAGTTTTTCAGAAGTTATGGATACTATAATGAAAGTAAATGCAGGAAAAGCAAATGAAGTAAAGGATCAACTTAAAGCTATGGGAATAAATGGAAGTCAACTGAAGAATATGCCTGGGGTTAAAGTTAACAATGGAGGAAAAATAAAAGGAAATCCTAATAAAGTTACTCAGGGAATTGTAAACAATATAGGACAGAGATATAGTGGGGCATCAAGGACAACAACTAATGGTTTACAGGCAGCAAGAGGTACTATGCAAAACACTAGATTAAATATTGGAAGAGTTTTAAATTCGGGAAGTAATAATAGTCAAATTAATGCATCAGGAAATATTTTTAAAAGGTATTTTAAAAATGTAGGAACTGGGTTTAAACAAATAAGAGATATTAGTAAAATAGCATGTAAGGGGATTATTAAGTCAGTAGGTCAGGTATTTTCTATGGTATTAACCAATCCAATAGTAGGAGTTATATCACTTATTATAGGAATAGTAGTACTTCTTTATAAAGCATGGACTGAAAATTGGGGAGGAATAAGAGATAAATTAGAACCAACTGTTAGTGTTATAAAAAAAGCTATAGATAGTATAAGTCCAGTTGTTGAAAAAGTGATTGGAGTTATAGGGAAGCTTTTAGGAATAGTACTGGAGGTATGGGATGCTGTAACAGGCTTTTTATCAAATCCAATACAAGGGGTTATAGATATCGTTGCTAAGGTAACAGGAAAAGGCGAAGATAATAGTAGTACAAGTAATCCTAAAGGTAAAGTTGGTAAAAATGCATTAGGTACAAGTTATTGGAATGGCGGAATGACTTGGGTTGGTGAAAATGGTCCTGAGCTTATAGATCTTCCAAGTGGAGCACAGGTATTTGATAGTAGAACATCAAGAAATATGATGGGAAATAATGTTTCTATACCAAAGCTGGCGGATACAATAGTTATTAGAGAAGATGCTGATATTGATAGAATAGCTAATGCTTTAGCTAGAAAATTAAAAACCACTAGCATTAATATGGTATAACAGGAGGTAGATACATGGAATTTTGGATAAAGCAAGATAATATTAGTTTTCAATTTCCAGTACCACCTGAAAGTTTTGAGATATCAGCTGGAAACTCTAATACTACAGTTGTTGTAGAAGATATTGGAGAAGTAAGTCTTTTGGGTAAGAGAAGACTTGATACAATTACTTTAAGGAGTTTTTTACCCAATCAAGATTATGATTTTTGTCAATATCACACTTTTCCTAAACCATATGAGTGTATAGCTCTTATAAAAGAAATTATGGAAAAAGGGCAAGTAAGGTTTATTATAACTGATACAGATATAAATAAAATATTTTATATTGAAAATTTCACATATGGTGAAAAAGATGGTACTGGAGATGTATATTTTACTATTGAATTTAAAGAATTTAAAAGAATAAATCCATTAGTGAAAGCTGTAAATGGTGGAATGGACAATGCAAATAAAAGAATGGTTAATAAATATACCCCAAAAGTGTATGTAGTAAAACAAGGAGATAGTCTATGGAAAATTGCAAAATCTTTTTATGGAGATGGTAATAAAGCTGATTATTTAGGGAGAAAAAATGGTATTAAAAATCCTAGAAACATGAAAATAGGGACGGTTCTTTATTTATGATTAAAATTTATGCGGAATACAATAAAAAGTATATTACAGATATAACGCCATTTTGCAAATCAGTTTCAATATCAGGAGATAAGGAGCAATGTTCTAGAAGATTAGAAGTTAGTTTGCTTTACAGCATATTTGATAGAAATCATGAGACAACCCAAATCAATCCAGGCACAAAGGTTTGGGTAACTTTAAATGGAGAAAAAATCTTTTCGGGTATAGTTTTTGATAGAAGTTTAAGTTCTTCTAGTCAAGAAATACAATTTACTGCTTTTGACTATCTTATTTATTTGCTTCAAAATACAGTTACTTATAATTTTAATAAAATGCCTGCATCTAAAGCTGTGGAGAAAATAATAAAGGATTTAGGAATTAATTTTAATAGAATACCTAATATAAATATTCCAATAACAAGACTTATATCAGATCAAAGTGCTTATGAAGCTATTATGGGAATATATACAGAAATATATAAACAAAATGGAAAGAAGTATATGCTTGTTGCAGATGATACAAAAATAAGTGTAATAGAAAAAGGAGCAGTTGTAACTGACTTTGTAATAAATAGTACTAGAAATGATAGTGAAACAAATACTGTTTTAGGACTTGAATATAAAGATACTATGTCAAGTATGGTAAATAGAGTAATGATATATGATGATAATGGAAAATTTATAGGTAAAGTTGAAGATTCAAAGTTATTTTCTTATTTTGGAATATTGCAAAGAACCTGTCAAAAGGAAGATGGAAAAAGTCCATATGCTATGGCTAAAACTATGCTCCATGGAGTAGATAGAGATGTAAGCATTGAATCTATAGGTAACTGGAGCTGTAGAACGGGATATGCAGTAAATACTAAAATATTTTATTTAGACAATTTACAAACCAATATTCTTTATATAGATGCCGATACTCATACTTGGGAGGTTGCTACAGGAAAATATACAATGAATCTTACATTAAATTATGAAAATAAAATGGATATAAAGGAGGGGTAGGCATGCAGGATCCATTCGTTGAATTAGTAAATATTATGAAGGAGAAAGGAGCGGCTTATAACCCTCCTTCTATTGAAATTGGTAAAGTTATATCTAGTAATCCTTTAATAGTAGAAGTAGGAAATTTGCAGCTTACTAAAAATAATTTTATTGTAGCTGATTATTTAGTAAATGAGTATAAAAGAAAAATTACAATTCCTCGTTCTAGGGCAGAAGGTACAGCAGGAGAGCATTCTGTAAGTGAAGTAGGCATAAAAGAGGGAGAAATAATATATAAAGATGGGCTAAAAAAAGATGATAAAATAGCTATGCTCTCTACACAGGATAGACAAATTTATATAATACTTGCAAGGGTGGTGACACTATGAGTATATTACCAGAAATAAATTTAGATATAGATAATATTATAAAAAGTTCTGAAGAAAATATTTTGCCTTTATTTAAGGAATATGCTTGGGATTTTGAAGAAAATAAATTTATATATGAAAATGGTAAAATGAAAGTTTTAGAAGGAAAAGAAGCATTGAAGGTATGGATTTATAAAGCTTTGAATACTCCTAGATTTAGATATTTGGCATATTCTTGGGATTATGGGCATGAATTTGAGAATTTGATAGGACAAACATTTAGTAAAAAAGTGCTACAAAGTGAAGGTAAGAGATATCTGGAAGAATGCTTGATTGTTAATCAATATATAATAGCTGTTAATAATATACTTGTAGAAGTTGATGGTGTTAAAGTAACCATTAATTGTGTAGTAGACACTATATATGGAGAGGTGAATATAAATGTATAGTGAAAATGAACAGATAATATTAGAACGTATGTTAAATAAATTACCTAATGATTTATTTAAAGGAGAAGGTTCTTTTTTTTATGATAATCTTTCTGCTGTAAGTATAGAATTAGCAGAAAACAAAAGAAATCTTGAAGATATTTTAGAAAAAGCTTTTCCACAGACTTCATATGGAGAATTTTTAGAAAAGTTAGCAGCTCTACATGGAGTGTTTAGAAAAAAAGGTAAAAAGGCAAAATGCACAAAATTTATATTTGAAGGTATAGATGGAACTTTGATTCCAAAAGGAACTTTAGTTCAAACCGTAAATGGCTTACAATATTCTACATTAGATGATGCAACTGTATATGAAGGAACAGTAGTTACTAACATAGAAGCGGTTGAAGAAGGAGAACTATACAGAGTACCAGAAAATACAATAACAGTATTACCAGTACAAATCTTAGGTATAAGCAAGGTTTATAATGCTACTGCTGTAGAAGGTGGTAGTGAAAAGGAAGATGATGAAAGTTTACGTAATAGGTTACTTCAAAAAGCACAATCTCCACCAGCTTGTGGAAATAAGCAAGACTATATAAATTGGGCTAAAGAAATTCAAGGAGTTAAAAATGCTAAAGTAATTCCTCTTTGGAATGGGCCAGGAACTGTAAGGGTAGTGCTATATGGTAAAAATGGAGAACCTATAGATAATGCTTTACTTAACAAAGTAAAAAAATATATAGATCCTGAAAGTGGCGAAGGAGAAGGTAAGGCACCAATAGGGGCTAGTGTAACAATTGCTACTTCCGTATTAAGAGCTGCAAATATAAGCATAGTTAATTTAACTAGTGACAATATGGATATTGCTATGAAAAATATCGAAGAAAACATTAATAATTATTTCGTTGAATGTTTACCAGGTACTGTAATAAAGTTGAAAGACATTGAATCAATTATAACAAACACTAAATATGTAAAAGATTATTCATATATTTTATTAAATGAAGACATTAGAAATGTATTTATGGATGATGAGAGTAAACCTATTTTAGGAAATATAGATTATAGAGAAGACAGTAATGCTACAGTGCCAAGTGCATTAAATAAAATAGTAGTTATACAAAGCTTTGCTAGTCTAGATAATGTAATTCTTAAACATGGAATTTATGCTCCGAAAGAGGGTGGTATAAAGTGTTGATGAGATACGAAAAATATACAATTCAAACGTATTATGGAGAGTGGTATCCACCAATTACAAGAGATATATTTGATGTACAAAATATTTCTGATTCATATTCTACAAATGGATATGCTAGTTATAATTTTCAAGATGGTAAATTCAACTTTCAAGGTCTTTCACCTATAACAATTTCTGTTGTAGAGGGAGAAAATGATCAAGGAGTATATACCCAATATTTTAATGAATTTAATGAAAGATATATTATTTTTATAAGAATATTAGGAGATACAAGACTTAATAATTTAACTATTAATGCTTATCGTGAAAGGGCACGCAGAAGTTCTAGGGAAGAAAGAGGGACTTATGTAGAAACTATTATAGCGGAAAATGGAACATATCCAGATGACGGCACAAAAGTTGGCTTCTGGTGGGTTAAGAAAGGGCCTGTTAATATGCCACCTATTATAAGTGGAAAAGATAGCAATATAGGTAATAAATATTCTCCATTTGATATTAAATATAGTATAAATGATACAGATGATACAAGTTTTACAGTGATGGAAATGATAGATGGGATTAATTTAAAAACATTTACAGCTAATAAAAATACAGAATATAAGTGTACTATACCTGACAAAATATTCTATTCACTTACAGATGGACAGCATACAATAAAGATTGAAGTAGAGGATAGTGCAGGCAACAAAGCTACGAGAATGTGTGCATTTAATAAGATATACATTGCACCAGTAATTAGCGGTAAGAATGAAGATATAGGGCTTAAAAATAGCTCCTTTGGGGTTAAATATACAATGACCTGTGACAATCCAGAAGCTAATACTTTTACAGTAGAAGAACGATTAGATGATTTAATCCTTCGTAAATTTGATGTAGTAAAAAATATTGAATATACAGTAGCAGTTCAAGATTCTACTTTCTACAAATTAGAAAATGGACAGCATACAATAACAATAAAAGTGCATGACAAAGGCAATATAGTAATACGTCAATATACTTTTACTAAGAATGAAAAATCAATCCAGATACAATTAAGTAAAGTAATTGATATAGATAGACAAGGAAAAAGTATATTAATTACACCGGAATGGAATGGTATTGATGGAAATGAGATTAAAGTGGAAGTAACTAATAATGCATATGATTTAGTTCCAACATGGGAGGAAGCTACCAATGCAGTTAAAAGTGGTAAGGAATATGTTTTTGAAAATAATATAAAAACTGCTGATAAATGGGGAATCAATATTCGCTTTCTAATTAATAAGATTAGTAATACTGGGGTTATATTAATTAAAGGTTTTAAAGCTGAAGTTATTATATAGGTGATATATGAGTAGCTATAATAATCTAACTACTTATATACCATCTTTTATTTTACAAGATAAAACTTTTGATTATAACCTTAAAATTATAGGAAGTGAATTAGATAAATTAAATGTAGATACAAGTGATTTAGAAAGACAGTTATTTCCTGAAACTTGTACATGGGGAATTGATTTTTGGGAGAAATTTTGTGGCATCAATAATAGAGATAAGCCATTAGAACTTCGAAGAGAATTAATTATAACTAAATTTTCATCAACCAATATGATTACTAAGAATAAACTTAGAGAAATAATAAAAAGTTACACTAAAGATAATGGATCTGATATTATATATTATTTCAATAAATATATGTTTGCTATAAGATGTAATATTGATTCATATACAAAAGGATTAAGTAAATTAATAGAAGAAATTAAGCCGGCACATTTAGTTTATTTTTTTATATTTACAGTAATGTTATTAAAAAATAAAGAGAAATTTGAAGGTGAAGTAGTTAATAGATTATTTTTAAATTTTAGAGGTAATGTGCCATTACTTTTAGATGGTGGCTGGTTATTAAATGGACAATATAGTTTAGATGGTTATAAAAACTATCCTAAAGACCCTATTACCGTAAAAGCAAATAATATCTTTAATATAATTACATCAGAATATTTTAAATCAATATTAGGATTTTTTATTAAAGAAAACTTAAACACTACGGAGCTTTTTAAAAGCTCTTTTTTAGTTAATAAATTTTCTTCAAACTCTTTTAATAATACAGTAGTTAAAAGTAAGATTAATTTTAAAATAAAACAAAATGAAAGTTTTACAAAGAACACACTGACAATAGAAAAAAACTTATGGTTTTTAAACGGAAAGTACAATTTAGATGGTACGAAAATACTAAATTCAGAAATAAAAAGGGAGGAATTATAATATGGCAAATGCAGTAACAACAAATAAAGCAAGAGAAAAAATGGTGAAGGCTAGAGCAGGCGATAAGGTCTTATCTAAAATTACTCATATGGTTTTCGGAGATGGAGGTATTGGCAAAGATGGTAAAGTTGTACCTCCAAATAGTTCAGATAATAGTTTAAAACATGAACTGTTAAGAAAACCCATAGATGGACATAGCTATCCTGTATCTACTACTTGTAGATATTCATGTAAACTGCTTAAAAATGAAATTGCTGATAAAAATATAAATGAAATGGGATTAGTTGATGCAGATGGAGATATAGTAGCTATAAAAACTTTTGGCAATAAATATAAAGATGCAGACATGGAAATGATATTTGAAATTGATGATGAATTTTAGGAGGTGTATAAATGTTTAACGAAAGTATAGAAAAATTTACTACTAGTACAAAAGGACATGCAGAAGAATTTAATAAAAGGTTAGATAAATTAATTGAGAATGATAAATGCCTTAATTCACAAATATCTACTGTATCAGCAAATGTAAGTACAGTACAAAATACAGTTAATAGTGCTAAAAAGAGAGCTGACGAGGCTTTTCAATTTGCCAATGATGGTAAAAAAGCAGTTGCTAATGCTGTAACTGCCAAAGGTGTATCTGCAAGTCCTACGGATACATTTTCAGTATTGGCAAATAAAATAGGACAGATTAGTACAGGAAAAAGGTGGGTACGTGGAAGTTTAGAAAAAACTCAAAATATTAGAGATGGGCAAGAGGTTGGTAGAGTTACTGGCTTGGCATTTGTTCCATCATATATAATTATAGCATGGAAAGATGTTGCATCACAATTTTGGTTTAGAAATGGTTTTACTTCTTTTGATGGAGGTAGGCAATATAGGCAGATAAAGGATTTATGTATGGAAGACAGAGCTACTTTTGGAGATCTACTTATATATATAAATGAAAATGGGTTTTATTATAAAGCAGATTTTACTAATAAGTCTAAAGGTGGTTCAACTATGAATATAGCGGATATATTTTATATAGCCATAGAATAGGAGAAGTATCTTTGAAGATAGGAAAAAGAATAATTTTTGATAAGGCAACAGGTAAAGTGTTAAATGGAACTTTTGAAGAAAGAGAAGGAGATTTTCAAGAAGGATTAAGACCTAAAAAAATAAGTTTTTTAGATTTATCTTATGGTTACAATGAAAATAATTTTAGAAAATCAATTACTGTCTCAAGTAGATGAAAATTTGAATGGAAGTATTTTATAATTGTGAATGAAATAATACTGATAATATGTGCAGAGAGGATAGTTAATAAAGGGTTAAACCCAAATACTAAATGTAATTTATGAATGTAACTAACAAAGATTATAGAAAGGCTATAGAGGATTAAATTTTAAAAAACGCAGCAGGAGTTTAAAATCTAATCCATTTATAAAAAAATATTTGTAAATATATGAATTTAAGAACAATAGATTTCAATTAAAATTGTATCAAATAGAAATTGAAGTAATGTAGGCAAGTATATAAGGCTGATTAGACAAGAGTACAATATTATTTACAACAGCTCTAGCACATAATTGCTAGAACTGTTGTTACTAGGAGGTGAATATATTTGTATAAAGAATCCGATGAAGAAATAAGAAATAGAATGCTTAATAAAGTTCCAAATGATCTAAATAAATCACAAGGTTCTTTTTTTTATGATGTTTTTTCTCCTATAAGTCAGGAATTAGCACAGGTTAAAACTAAACTAGATGAAATATTAAATAGAGTTTTTATAAAAAGTGCTATCAAAAATGGATATAGTGAGGAAATAGAAATGAGAGCCTTGGAAAGCGGCATTTCTAGAAAAACAGGAACCTATGCCTTAGGAAAAGAAACCTTTATGGGGATTGATGATACTTATATTCCAGCAGGAACCATAGTGCAAACTGAATTAGGATTACAATTTAAAACTTTAAAGGATGGAACTATTACTAATGGAGAAGCAATTATTCCTATACAGGCGTTAGAAGTAGGGTCTATATATGTAGTAGCAGCTAACACTATTAAAGAACTTCCAGTTCAAATTTTAGGAGTTGCAAAAGTAACAAATGAAGCTTCCACAGAAGGGGGAACTGATATAGAAGATGATAATAGTTTAGCAGACAGATATTTTAGCAAGATACAAAAACCAGTTACATCTGGAAATGACAATCATTATAAACAATGGGCTTTAGAGGTACCAGGAGTTGGAGGAGCAAAAGTATTTCCACTTTGGAGTGGGAATGGAACAGTAAAGATAGTTATTGTAGATGAAAACAAGAAAGCACCAACGGAAAATTTAATTAAAAAAGCCTATGAATATATAGAAAAAAATAGACCTATAGGAGCGAAAGTTACTGTTATAGGGGCAAAGGAAAAAGCTATCGACATAAGTGCAAGTATAACATTAGCTAATAATTACAATATAGCACAGGTTCAAGAAGAATTTATATGTAAAATCAACAATTTGTTTAAAGAAATAGCCTTTAATGATACCTATGTAAGTTATGCAAAATCAAGTAATTTACTTTTAAATGTACCAGGGGTTTTAGATTATATGAATTTTAAAATTAATGGTGATATAAAAAATATAGGACTTGAAGATGAAGAAATACCTGTATTAAGACATATAACTTTGGAGGTGTAGATAATGTATCCCAAAGAAATAGATAAATTTAATGATAAGTTAGATAAGATAAATGGCAATACTTACAGCATTGAAGAAGAAGTTACTTTAACAGATGGAATATATGAGGAAGAACTTAAACATGACAATGTAATTAGTTCTAGTGTAAGAGTTTTTACAGCATCAAAGCTAACAGGTGAAAAAATAGAAAATTTTATACTATCAACTCCAAGTAATGCTCCATGGAAAAAGATAATAAAAATATTTTCTAAAACATCTAAAGTATATATTACCTATGAAACACAAGGAGATACAGTTGAGGCAGAGGATATTAATATTGTTCAACAAAGCATTGCAAATACTCAAAAAGAAATAGATAGATATAAAGATTTCAATGATTTAGAAGTAAGGAACTTGAAAAATACCACTAACTTACTTGAAAAAAGTAAATCCGATAAAACATATGTAGATACAGAATTATTAAAAAAAGCTGATAAAGATAATATATTTACTAAAGAGGAAGTATTACAAAAGATAAATAACTTAATAGGTACAGCACCAGAAACTTTAGATACTTTTAAAGAAATTGCAGATGCACTAGGAAATGACCCTAACTTTGCTGCAACAATAATGAATTTACTAAGTAGTAAAGTTGATAAAATACAGGGAAAAAATCTTTCTTCAGAAGATTATACTCTATTAGAGAAGGGAAAACTTGCAGCAATACAAGATAATGCCAATAACTATATACACCCATCAACACATCCATCCTCTATGATTACAGGACTTCATTATGTTGCATTTAGTGGGGATTATAATAGCCTTAGGAATAAACCTACATCACTTCCACCAGCTCAACATAATCACGACGATACCTACATGAAAAAAGGTTCCGTAACTTGGAATAACCTAAAGGGGGTGTAATAAGTGTATGGCTCTATAAAGTATGGTACTAACCAGTATGGAAATGAATTTGCAATAACAGAAGAAGAAATTGAATTATATAGACCAGATTTATTAGCATATTTACCACCAGCTTTACGACAGGTAAAAGAATTTAAAGTATGGAATAATGCAGTAGGATATGAATTAGCCTTATTAAATTGGCAAAAAGAAGATTTAGTTAAACAATGTTTTATAGATACTGCCACTTGGGGATTAAGTCTATGGGAAGAAGAATATGCATTATCTACAGATATAAATAAATCCTATGAAGAAAGAAGAGAGATTCTAAAAGCTAAAAAAAGAGGAACAGGAACCATTACAAAGCAATTTATAAAAGAAGTTGCTCAAACTTTCAGTGGTGGAGAGGTAGAAATAATAGAACATGCGGAAAACAATTATTTTATAGTTAAATTTATAGGTGTAAAAGGAATTCCAAGAAACCTAGCTGCGTTTAAAGACATGCTAAATTTAATAAAACCATCCCATTTATATTATGATTTTCAGTATACATGCACTGTTTGGAATAAAATTAAGGAATTAAATTTAGTATGGGATAAAATTAAAAATAAAACATGGGATGAAATAAGAGTCTATGAATAGGAGGGATAGAAATGAAACTTACAGCTAATTATGGATTAAGAAAACCAGATGGAAATGATGCAGTTAACATTGAGGATCTTAATTACAATGCTGATATATTAGATAAAAAAGTGAAAGAAGTTGAAAGTAATGCTGGAAGTGTTAAATCTGTAAATGGGAAAATAGGTGCAGTTGTATTAAATGCAGCAGAGATAAAAACAAATTCTGGAGCTTCAGTTGAGACGCAATTGGCTGAAAATATGAAGTTAGGGCAGAATAATCAATCTATTAATAAAGTAAAAGCTTTGACATTAAAGATTGATACGAGAACTACAGAACTTATAGAGGAAAATGGATTGCTAAAAAAAGTTATAGAGAAAGATGGTACTACAATAGTAAAAACTACAACACTAGACTATGACAGTAATACTAATCTTATAAGTGTTATAGAAAATGCTGGAGGAACTACAATAACTAAAACTCTAAACTATGATAGTACTAATAATTTAAAAACAATTACAAAGGCGGTGAGCTAATGGATACTATAGGATATACTTTAGCTGATAAACTAAGATTTGAATTTATCAATCCTTATTTCGACGATACAGATCAAATACCAGTTACTGGTTTTGGAGGATTAGTATATAAAGGCAATAGGCTTTTTGTAGTTTCAAAGTATATTTTAAAAGAATACATTAATGGTGCTTTTACAGATGTATTCGATTTTAAAACTAATTTTAGTGATTTTAATACATCTGCACGAGTTATTTCTATTATCGGTGATTATGTAGTTATGTATTATCAAGATATTTCAAGTTTTAAAATATGGAAATATAATATTTCAGATGGTACATCAAGCTCTAATGAAACAACATTCGGTACTGCACAATTAAGGTTTACACATGACAATGATAGAAATTTGTATTTTGTTGTTTTTTCTAATTTTAGAGAAGTAATCCATAAATATGATATTATAAATAATACCTTTACCGAACTTCCGGTATTTGTAGGCAACTATGCAAGAAATGGAGTTCCGTTTTATCATAACAATAAAATATATTTATATCAAAATAATATTGCAGACATTTATATAGTTGATCTTTCAAATAATACAACAAGTAACGATTATAGTTCTAAAAATCCTCCATTAGATATGCAATATAGTCAGTTTTTTTATGTAAAAGATAGATTTTTTACTTATAATAAAAGTGCTTTATTTGAATTTATAAATAATGAATGGTATACACATTATTTTCCTTATAATTTTTCAGGAGCATTAGGGCATTTTGTTTTGAATAATAAATTATATTTATCGGAATATTCACCATGCAAAAGATTAATGCTACCTCAATATAATGTTTACGGTTTAAGCTCTCTTAAATCGTATTTGATAGCTAATTAAGTAAGGAGTGTTGTTATGTTATATAAAGATATAGAAATAAATTGTACAAAAGAAGAATTGGATACATTTATAAATAGTATACAAATAGAATATACTTTACATGGTTTTGATGAAAAATTTAATAATACTGTTATTAATAACTCGACTAATATAGAAAATGCAAAATATTATATTTTAAAAATAAATGATTTAATTATTTTACAACCCTTTTCCCCTTTTGAACAAGGGTTTACAGCTATAACAGAAGAAAATTTTGAAGAAATATTGAATAAGCAAAAAGAAATAACAATAGATAATATGATCTATGATAAATTTAGAATTAAAGAAACAGAACAAGATAATATTGAAAAAGAAACTTTTACAAAAATGTTATCGAATTTAACAATAGAAAATAAGAAAAAAGATGCTATGTTATCTCAATTAGCACAGCAAATTAATATTTTAAATATAAAAATAAATCAATTACAAGGCGGTGAAGAAAGTGTTTAATTTTTATAATTTATTTTATGGTTGTGGTTATTTAAAAATAGAAGATTTAAAAGAAGCCACAAAATGGAATGTAATTAGCAAAGAAGAATTTAAAACTATTACAGGGGAAGAATTTATTACACAATAGAAAACTACTACGACACAACTCAAAATAACAATAAATCAAGCATCGACCTAGTAGGTCTTTTTATTTTGCCTAATTTTAAAGTACTGGAGGTTAGATATGGACAAAGATATACAGCAAGAAATTTTAGAAAGAATAGTAAGAATTGAAACTAAAATAGATAGTTATAATAGTACTAAAGAAAAGGCAGATATGGCTTATATTAAAGCTTGTCAAAATGAAAAAGACATAGCTGAAATAGAAGATAATTTAAAATGGCTCTGGCGAACAATCGCTGGAGCTATTATTTTAGGAATAATCAGTACAATTATAACATTTAAATAAAGAAGGTGATTAGATGAAAATAGCAATAGATTTTGGTCATGGAACTGGGCAAGACAGAGGAGCAGAAGGATGCAAAAATGAAGAAATTACAGTTAGGGAATTTGGGCCATTGGTAGTAGAAGGATTAAAAAAATTAGGTCATACAGTTTATAATGTGACACCTATGCAGAAAGAATTGTCATTAATTCAAAGTTTAGCTTATAGAGTTAATATGGCAAACTACTATAAAGCAGATTTATTTGTATCATTACATTTAAATGCTTTTAATGGAGAAGCTAATGGCTGCGAAGTAGAGTATATCAGTAGTAGTGGAAAGGTTTATGCAGATAGGATATGTGATGAGATATCTAAGTTAGGCTATAGAAATAGAGGAGCAAAATATAGAAATGATTTGTATGTTCTTAGATATACAAGTATGCCTGCAATACTTATTGAAAGCTTTTTCTGTGATAGCAAATCTGATTGCCAAATCTATAATAAATATAATTTAGCAGCTGCAATTATAAAGGGAATAACAGGGCATATAGTAGATATAAAAAATTCTAATAACGAAAAAGATGTAACTATTCCTCCTATAGATCATAGTATTCCAGATAATTGTTATATTACATGGAAAGGAACTAATGGACTTGGATATATAGAGAGTGTTCCAGAAAAGGGGAGACTTATAATTCATTTAGATAAGTATAACTATATATCCCTTCAAGATGATGAAAAGGAAGGAAATCACATAAGGCTTTTTACAAGAACAAAAGGATATAAGGACTTAATTTAAGGGGGAATTTTTATGAGTAGTACATTAATAAATGGAGTTGTAGATATAGTTATAAAATCTATATTGTCCATATTAGGATTAACTATTACTTATTTAATTACTATAAGTGTGGATTATTTAAATAAGAAAAGAGAAGAACTAATAGAAAAAATAGGACTAGAACAATATAATAAAACTTATAATATTGCTAAAAGCATCTATTTTGCAGTTGAGCAACAGTTTAAATTTATTCCTGAATCAGCAGAAGAAAAAAGAAAATTATTTGATGAAATGCTTATTAAAAAAATACCTAATTTAAAAGAGGAAGATTTAAATCACTTTAGGGAAGCTATTGTAGGAGAAATAAATAGTCAAATTAAAAGCTTAAATTTGTTAAAATCAGCATCTATAGATAATAATAGATATGAAAATTAA